ATATCTAAACCTGGACCTCTATTGCTTGCATAATCTGGTTGCTCTTCCTCTTCTTGTTGAAATAGTAATGGTGCTGCTGTTAGTGCACCTCCTAAAGCTATTTTACCTAATCCAGTCATTTTACCACCAGAATATAATTTAGGAAGTAATGTCTTTCTTAAAAAAGCATCTTTACCAAAAATACTTGTTAGTCCACCTCCTCCACCACCTAAAAAACTACCACCTGCATATAATAAAGCAGCTTTACCAATAGGACTTTTTACAATTTTCTTAACAGCTCTAGTTGCTTTCTTAACTAACTTACCTAAGAAATACATTTGTCTTCCTGATTCAAGGTCCATGATCCCACCTTCAACAGGCGCGTCATTTGTCATTCCACCATCGGCCATGAATCTATATGCAACTCTGTTAGCTAACATTCCTTGTAGTGAATCTGGATCTACTTCTGGTTCTGTTGTTGGTGACATAGATTGTTCAAGTGCAAGCAATCTTCTCTCATAGTCAGACATAGCATCATCGCCACCACCGCCACCACTATCAAAACCAGGATTAGGATTACCATAAGCATCTATTTTATTATTTAATCTATCTGATAAATAATTTTTATAAGCTGATTCTAATTCGTCTTCTGTCATTTCATTAACAGTCCCAAAATTTAATCCAGGAATTTTACCAGCTCTTATGACTTCATCTACAAAATAAGGTCTGTTTTTTGAAGCAGTAAAATCAGCAAATTTTTGAATAGGTGAATTTACACCTTTATTAAATAAATTTAAAAACATACCTGAAAGACCGAAATTAGGAATGTTTACTTTAGGTCTTTTATCTTTAAAAAATTGATACGTTCCAGGTTGATATGGACCATCAGGACCTACAACTACATCTTTAGCTAAACCACCTGCAACCCCTACTTCAAAATCTCTTCTTGCTCTTCTGTAATCATCTCCTGTTAATTGTCTATCACCACCTCCATTACTTCCACCAGATGAACTTGATTTAGATGAGCTTGATTTAGATGAGCTTGCTTTAGATCCGCCAATTCCACGTCCACCTTGATATTCGCCTTCTCCACGATATCCAGGTCTTTTATTACCTGCCGGTTTGTTTACAAGTTGCTGATATTGTTGTGCGTTTGTTATGGCCATTTTACTATTCTATTTTGTTTTACCAAATAAATCAAGGCTAGGCATAATAACATTTACGTCTTGAGCCATATCCTCATTCTTATAACCTTTAGCTTCCCAGTCTTTTTTCTCTTTAAAAAGCTCTCCAGTTTCTTTGTGTCTGTACGTTGTTTCTACTTTTGCTGGTTTTATTACTTCCATATTCCTCCTATGTTCTGTCAAATTCTAGTATTGATACTGTGCCTTCAAATATATCAGCTGTTGCTGCTTGTAATTGTAGCTTGTCACTTTCCTCTAATATGATTGTACCATTGTTCAATGATCTAGATGTACCTGTATTTATAGTTTGTTCTGCAAATTGAAAAGCTTTTGTTGCTGAAGTATCGTATACAAAACCTTTTAATTCTACATTAGAGCCACCTACATTTGCAACTTGTATATTTTGTATAATAGCTCTAGACTCAGATGGTACAGTATAAATATCTGTAGCATCAGTTGTAGTTAAATCAAAATTTGCGTTTTTATATCTATTAGCCATTATTTACTCCAGAACTTGATGTTGTAAACCAAGTAAATCTTTGTTGCTCATCTCTTAAATCTTGTTGAAACGTAGAGTTTAATTTTTCAATCAATCCGTCTAAATCTCTAACTAAAGAATCAGCATCTTGTTGCTTATATTCTTTTCCTGGTCTTGTAAATACTACTGTTACTTTTGCCATTATCTACGTCCATCCGGTTGTGTGTCTAATCTAAAAGTACCAAGCTTCCAACTTTGAGAAGCGCCAGTATTAGCTACTTTTAAAGATATAGCTCTTGCTCTTGCACGTGTATCTACTTTATCAGTAGAACTTGTTATTGTAAATGGTCCAAGAGGTGAGCTTGCTTGAGAGCTGTTAGGATAATTTCTTAATTGTAAAGTAACTTGAGTATTACCTGTTTGAGATAAAAAATCAGGTATAAATCTTCTTATCTTCATAATGTATTCACCGTCTCCTGCAAACGTTGCAACACCTGTTTGTTGACCTCGGGATGATCTTGATTGTGTAATATCAAAATCTCCTGACTCAATATTAGATGTGATTGCATTTACACCAGTTGCCAGTGCTTCATCCGTTCCTTTTTCATGTTCAAAATATATTGTACTTCCTTCAGTATTACCCACTACATCAAATGATGCATCATCTCCTGCGTTATAAAATGTTGCGTGTGGTAAACCAAAAACAGAAGAATCTTGCCATGTTGTACGATTTAATGTTCCTGTAGTCCAAACAGGTCTTTGTGGTGATGAGTCCATATAATTATAAGTTACACATCTATTAATAACTGTTGAACTTTCTGTGCAATAGAACCAAGTAATCTCACCAAACAAATTATTTAATCCAACATTAATTAATTGGCTAGCTGTTGTATTTAAATCATCATAAACAAAATCTTCTACTAAACATGTCATAGTCTCAAGGCTACCAGAGTATTTAAAGAAACCGTTTTCTGATAACCAATATGCAGCACCATCAACTTCTAATGCAGCGTTCTGTCCAATTAATCCGCAGTTAGTTCCTACTTGTTGGAAACCAAAAGTAAATGGTTGACCAATAAATCTCATAGTAAACAAAGATGTATCTGTCCAAACATAGATCGCATCTCTACCTCTAACCGCACCTACAATTTTAGATCCATCTGCAAGTCTTTGTGTACCTGCAGTATTAACTGCTGTTGGTTGATAAGTATTGATATCTTCTTGGTTTGAAAATCTAATAAACATTTCATCTTGAGTTGTTGGATCACCAATAGTAGTTTCTGTTCCAAAAAATACTAAGTGTCTATCAGGTGTTGATACTAACATATCACGTGATGCTGTCGGTGCACCAGATATAATAGTTGCTCTTGTTTGAGTTGCCCCTGTTGCATTTGAATCCCACTCAAATACTTGTGCATTATGAATTAGTGCAATTACTTTATCTCCAAAATTATCAATAGACCATAAACCAGGATCAACAACTAAGTCACCTGATGCAGCTTCACCCCATGCAACATAGTCAGAACTATTAGTTATTGTTGCATTATCACTGTGAGAGGCAGCTGTAGTGTTTCTAACTCCTCTTGTTACACCTGTTAAAGTATTAGTTGATATACCTGTATATGAAATTTCTTCTGAACCTATTTGAACAAAGTTTGTTCCAGTGGTTGGAAACAGAGATGCATCTGTTAAAACAATTGTAGTTGTACTGTCATTAATAGCGCCATCTAAAGTTGTAGTTGCTTCACCTGAAACTGTTCCACTCCATTGACCTAAACCCCAACCAAAACCAGGTAACTGTTCTGCTGGTCCAACACTATAATATGCTTGTACTCTAATACCACCAGATGTTGTAGCACCAGATCCTGTTTCATTAGAAGACATTGTAATTGTAATAACTGATGAGTCTACTATGGATGTCACCATAAATTTTTTATCATCAAAGTCGGATGCTGAATAATTAGAATTAGTTATTGTTGTAAAATTATCTAAAAGAATAATATCTCCAGCAACTAAGCCATGATCTCCACTAAAAGTTATTGTAACTGTCGGAGATCCGTTAGTTGTAGAAAAAGCATTAGTTAAAGTAGTTGTGGCTCTAATAGGATGAATGTCATAAAACACACCCCCTGTGTAAGCATATAAAATTCTATTGGTACCTATGATTGCAAACTTATTGCCGGATTTGTTAACTAAATGATGAGTAGCTCTTGCAGCTCCTGTTAATTTTGATTCACCTAATTGTGACCAACCACCTATCTTTTCAGGTGTGCCGTATCTAAAACGAACATTATCTCCACCAACCCATTGTCCTTCGGCCGTGGTTTCTGTAATCTGTTTATTGAATCCAGGTTGAAATCCTATCTTTTGTAGCATATGGCTCCATTATAATACTATTTAACAAATGATGGTAGACCTAACATAGGACGTCCATCAAATCTATTTTTATCAGCAAATGGGCCGTTTACATGGTTATAATGTAAAAATACCTGACCGCAAATGTTCCCGTCAAAAGGCTCTCGCCAATGTTCAAGTTCACAGCCACTATATACTAACATATCCCCTACTTCAAGCAAGACTTTAGTCCCCGCTGGAGCGTTTGGTTTTACAATATTTTGTCTTTCATTAACAACATTATCAGCACCTGTGCCATCTATAAATATAGGCCAAGGATCACCACCTAGATTTAATGTACAAGATATTTCACAACTAGGTCTATCTTTGTGTCGATGTAGACAATCACCTTTTTTATAAGCTCTAGTATAAGAATAAGTTGGTATCAAATCTAAGTCGGTATGTTTTTTCATAACCGGTAACATCTTAACTAGTAATGTATCCATTACAAAATCACCATAACAAGAGAATGTATTAGGTATTTGTTGATCGGTCCATGTTCCAAGGATCGAGGACGGTGAATGTATATTATTTTCATACATGAATCTTGTTGCATCTCTTTTAAGTAGTAAATAATTTAAAGCAAAGTTAGCTAGCTCGTAAGATAAAGCACTTTTAATTACTTGATATTTATTAGTTTGAAAACTCATAGAAACATACCTTTCTGTAAAAAATTAAAGGACACTGATATTCTTATATCATTAGATTCATTAGGATCAACACAGTGCATTAACCAGGATGGAAACATAATACATCTTCCAGCAATTGGTTCGTAATGTGTTTCTCTCCATAATCTTGATGGTAATTGACCTTTTTTTTGATTTGGTCTGGATATTGAAGCGACAGATCTTGGATCATCTATTTTTAAATGTCCACAGTTTTTAGGTGCTTTGATATAATATACACCTGACCATAATGAATTAGGATGTTGATGTGCTCTGTTCATTCCACCTGGTGGATTTATATTAGCCCACATATTACCTAATACTGGCTCACTATCTAAATGCTCTTGTTCGTATATTGTTTTTTGACATGCATATAACATATCAACTAGTTTTTTATATTCAGGTAACTCAGCCATATTAGTAGTAGAATGCCAACCTTGAATATTGGTTCTTGTTATACCTTTACCTTTATTGTACCAAGCTAAAATATCTCTTTCCAACTCTTGATTTAAAGTTGGGTGTTTTATATCTGCAATATAAATTGGTGTTGGAAATAATAATTCTCTAAACATTATTTAAACGGTGTCCCTCCAAACCACATAACAAGTGATTGTCTTCTACCACGTGTAACTGGTTTTACTCTATGTCTTATAAACGATGCAAAAAATATTGCTTGGCCTTGTTTTATTTTTGCAACTTTGCCTTCAGACATTAATTCTAAGTCTCCTCCTTCAAACTCATTTTCAGGAGATAATAAACAGGTCATAGATATTTTTCTAACTGGTGGTTCATGTGTAAAGTTTATATCATTATCTACATGCCAATCATAAAACCCACCTTCTGGATATTCTGTATACTGCGCCATTTCATTTATTGTCATTCCATCAAAACCAAAATGATTGCGATTAGTAGCTTGCATTATTTTATCTATATCTTTGTACATATCAGTCATTTTAGAAAACGGTATCCAACTAATATGTGATGTTCTAGTCTTGGTATTTACCTGGGTTTTTTTATTGTCTTTGTCATTTCCAACTTCTGCATTATTTCTAGGTTCTGCACGTCCTGCATTAATTATCATTTTACATTGTTCAGGTGTAAAGATTGGTTGTGTAGTTTCTACTATGTAAGACTTCCATTTAGGTTCTGTTATTATCATTATGCTCCTCTGTTTTTAATTGGATCAAACTCTACATCACAGTTTGCAGCGAGAGTTCGTCTAGTTTCTGTCGTTCCATTAAAAGGGTACACACAGTGTCTCATATCATAAGGAAATATATAAAAATCTCTAAGGTCCATAGGTGGTTGATAATCTATCTTTGCAAACTGACCATTAGCTGCTCCTAATATCTGTAGTCTACCATTTTGTTGTACGTGTTCTGCTGAATATTCTTTACCGTATGTTGATGGTAGTTTTAAAATCATTACACTTGATAGACCTGTAAATAACATACCTCTATGAATGTGTGCAGGGTTATATTCGTGTTGTTTCATTTCATTAACCCAAATAGAATTTAAATGAGTTTCGTAATCTCTAATTTTATTAAAAGCTAGATAATGCCTAAACATTTCCATAAAATAATTCGTTACATCTCTTGGTAACATGTTATGATTTTTCATCTTTGATTGGTCTTTACCCTGATAAAATAAAGAATGTTCATTTTCTATCTTACCCACCAACTGACCATTAGCAGGCTCTAGATTAGAAAAGTTAGACTCATAAATATAATTAATAGAGTTAAATATATTTAATGGAACTTGATACTTTAAAATAGATTGACCTAAAAATACAAAATTAAACTTTGGGCTTTCCATGTTGAGTTATTTGTTCTTTCTCTTTGTAACTGCTTTCTAATTCACCAGACTTTTTTATTCTTTGTAAGGATTGTAGTTGTCCCATTATATTAAATACTTCAGCTTCAGAAGAATGTTCATTTAAATTTTTTGCTTTTTCATGATACTGTAATCCATAAGATTCTAGCTGGTGTTCATTTACATCTTTATCATTAAAAGATCCATCATTAAACTCTTTCTTTAATTTGGACCACATTTTAATTTCTCTCATTCTATGTCTTGCAACTTTTTCCATAGAAGCTTTTGCAAATATAGCTTCATCTAAATCTATTTGATATTTAGTTCTTTTATATTCATCTTCTTCTTTATTTATTTTTTTTTCTAACCATTTAATTTTTGCTTCGTTTCTTCTATAATCAAAAGATAGATGCATTAAATTATCTAAATAACTAGATTGTTCTCTAACACACTGCCAATATTTAGCACCTTTAGTTGGGTACCTATTATCTTGTAATACAGAAAATCTAGCTTCTGTTTCTGTTCGAAACATCTGTTTCTTAGTCCAAGTGTCTCTAAGTTCATCAACCATACCTTTAAAATCGGTAAGGTCTTGTGGTTCTAATAAATTATTTAAATGAGTTTCTTCTTGTTGAATTACTTCTTTTACGTCTTTTTTTTCTGTCATAGCTTTATCCTTTATATTCTAAAGATATATATAAGATTTGACTAATTTGTAAAGTATTAAGAATCAACAAAAGTTAAAGTAGCAACTCCTGCTTTTAACCATTCTTCTGTAGCTGTTGACTGAGAAGGAGTTCCTCCCGTTTGAAGTGCAGAATTAGCCGCTCCTCCAATTGAACCAGATAGTCCTCTAGCAGTTGACAAATCTGCTGATTCTGTCCAACTTGAACCATTCCATATTTCTGTAAGAGCATATGCTGCTCCAGGACTATCTCCTGCGGCGCCACCAGATGTTGTGACTTCTGTGTTACTAGCTCCTGACGATGTTGTATAACTTCTTCCAGTATTCAAATCTGCAACTTCAGTCCAAGAACTTCCATTCCAAGACTCTACAATAGCTGCAACTGGAGGAGAATCTCCAGGAAATTTAAAAGCACCAACAGATATTGCGTTTGTATTAGAAGCACCGCAACCAGAATTTAATTGGTGTGCACTATTCATATCTGATATTTCAGTCCAACTACTTCCATTCCAACTGTTTGCATCAGCAGTTTGTCCGCCTGGACCCTCTCCACCTGATGATACAGCTGAAGTTATTGTCCCACCCATAACATTTCTTGATACTACAGTTGGCAAATTAGCCACTTCAGTCCAGCTACTTCCATTCCATATTTCTGTGTTTTGTGATTTACCAGGATCAGCATTTCCTCCTGAAGTTATAGCAGATGTAGATGTTCCTGTTCCACTAAATAAACCTTTATTTTCATTTAAATCTGCAACTTCAGTCCATGATGCTCCGTTATATAATTCTGTAATAGCTTCTCTTGGGTAGTTACCAAATGTTATAGAAGCAGAATTACTATCACCAGCACCTGCTTGATATTTTCTAGCTGTATTTAAATTTCCACCCGAAGACCAAGCTGTTGATGCAATAGTACCTCTTCCTTTTAAAGTATTACTTGTAGAGTTATACCAAATTTGTCCTAATAAAGGATTTTCTGGATCACTTGATAATACTTGTATATTTGTTCCTATAATTTCTTTGTATGTAGCCATAATATTTTAAGTTGTTGATACCGTATTTGTTATACCTGAACCTGCTTCTGCCCATTCTTCGGTTGCTGTTGAGTCTGATGGACCACCATAAGCTAATCCAGATGTTACAGTTCCATTACCAGCTAAAGCAGCTCTTGCTACATTTAAATCAGATGTTTCAGTCCAACTACTTCCATTCCATTCTTCAGTTACAGCTGTATTACTTGGATCAGCACCTCCAAAACATAGAGCTGATGTATTAGATGGTCCAGCTTGTCCTACTTGTGTTCTTGCCGTATTTAAATCACTTACCTCAGTCCAACTACTTCCATTCCAAGTTTCTGTAACTGCTGTTACAGCGTTTGGTCCTGCTGGTGCTTCTCCACCAAAGCATAATGCATTAGTGTTAGAACTTCCTGCAGCGCCAGGAAGTCTTCTAATTGAATTTAAATCACTTACTTCAGTCCAACTACTTCCATTCCAAGTTTCTACGTTTCCAAGTTGACGAGGTGGATCTCCATTACCTCCCATTGCTACTGAAGCAGTATTATCTGGTCCAGACGATGCTAAATCTCTTCTTGGAGTATTTAAATCTGTTGTTTCTGTCCAACTAGAGCCATCAAAGGTTTCAACTTTTCCTGTTTTAGCTCCTCCTGAAATACCACCAACAGCTATTGCAGATGTTTGGATACCATTACCAGCAAAAAGTATTCTATTACTATTTAAATCACCTACTTCTGTCCAAGTAGATCCATTATATTTTTCTGTTACAGTTTGAGCTCCACCAGCACTAGGTGCTTCACCTCCAAAAGCAAGTCCCGAGTCGCTACTTGCTCCTGCTCCAGATAAATCTCCCCTACCTGTATTTAAAGCACCACCAGTAGACCAAGCGTTAGCTGCTTGGACTGCTCTGTATTTTAAAGTATTTGAAGTTGAATTATACCAAACTTGCCCTGTTTGTGGTGAGGCAGGGTCAGATGAAACATATTGTATTTTCTGTCCGTGTATATTTATATAAGTTGCCATTTATCATTCTTCCAATGTTATGTTAATTGGTCTAGGTTGATAATCAGGAGACCCATCAATTTTTTTTGGATCATCTTCAGGTATTGCATCCCACGCAGCTTGTGCTGCTTGAATTTCAGCATCAACAATAGCTTGTGCTTCAGCAAGAGTTTTATGAACTCCATTTACTGCAGTAACCCATTTGTTAGAATATTGACTATTAGCTGCAATTCTCCATACATTACCAGGAAAATTTCTAGGTGACATTTTTATTGAATTATTGATTGTGATAAAACCTTTACCCCAATTTTCTGCTACACAGTATTGATATGTTTTTGCCATAATTTTTATCCTATGTGTCTAATGTTTCTACTCCACCAGCACCTATTAATTTAAATTCATTTGCGCTTGTGTCGTAATAAACTTGACCTTCTTTCGTACCTGTTGAACCTGATTTATTTTCAACTGCTACACCTTCTATTTCTCTATATTCAGCCATTATTTATTCTTTAACAACCAACCTTGAGTTCCATCTGTATAGACCAAAGTATTAGCTGCCCTTTCTACTGAAACTGTTAGATCAGCAGTAGCACCGTTGATCTTTTGAGAATTTCTTCCAACAGTCATTGTGTTTGAATCAAATGTTCCTGCATAATCTACAAAAGAAACTTCGTCACCAATTGAAGGTGAGCTTGGAAGCGTCATTGTAATAGCTCCACCTGTTGTATTTATAAAATATCCTTCACCTGCAACTGCTGTAAAACCAGAAGTCTTAACTGCTTGCCATGAAGTACCGCCAGATACATCTGTAAAAGATAATGTACCTGATCCGTTTGTTTTTAAAACTTGATCTGCTGATCCGTCAGCATTTGGAAAAGTTAAACCATCAAGAACAATGTTTCCTGAACCATTTGGTGTAATAGCAATGTTACCATTAGCTGCGTCGGTAATTTGAATTACTCCAGAGTCTGTTCCACTATTTGTATTTAAAATTAAATCAGTTGCTCCACCAGTAGTTACTGTAAGCGTACCTGCTCCATTTGAAGTTAATACAGCTGCTGCTCCAGAGTCTCCAACTTTTACTGTATCAGCAGAAGCTACTACATCACCAGTTCCATTTGGCGTAAGTGTGATATCTCCGTTTGCACCATCAGTAATTGTTATTGTACCTGAGTTAGTTCCTGAATTTGTATCTAAAGTTAAATCATGTGCACCGTTTGATGTAAGTGTTGCAGCTGCAGCACCAGTTCCAATTTTAGTTTCACCTGATCCTTTCGGAATAATTGCAACATCTATATTTGTGTCTCCACCTGTAGCAGATATTGACGGTGCGTTTCCAGTTGCAGCGTTTGTCATATCAAATTGATTAACCGCTGAAGCTGTTGTTTGAAATATTAATTGTTCATTACCATTTTCATCAATGATTCCGTGAGCATCATCAAAGGCAATGTTAAAATCGTTAGTGTCTAAGTTACCACCTAGTTGAGGTGATGTATCGTCTACAACATCTCCACCTGTTTGAACTTCTACAATATCTGGATTAGTTCCATCGTTTGCAGTTGCAAAAACAATTGCAGTGCCTTTGTTTGTTGTAGCAAAAGTAAAAGTACCACCTGATCCTGTTGCATATTTAAATTGTACTGTGTAAGCACCGGATGTTGCATTTTTTAAAATATAAAAAGTTTCTACATCATTTGGAATTGTTACAATTCTATTTCCTGTAATTGAACCTGTAAACTCAATCATTCTTTGTTGAGCTGTTCCAGTTAATGCTCCATCATCAACGTCTAATGCAGTAGTACCTGCTCCTCCTGCAATTGATACTTGTGCAAAACCACCTGTTAGTTGTGATACTAAATTTAAATTAGCGTTTGTTTTTGTTCCCCATGTACCGGCATTTTCGCCAGTTGCCATTAGCTCTATACCAAGAGGTGTGTATGTTGATGCCATAAATTTTATCTCCTATGCAGCGTCAGTATAACTTGTATTTGATCCAGTTGCAACATTAGAATAGCTCGTATTCGAACCTGTTGAAACTCCGTTATAATCCGTATTTGAGCCAGTGTCAACATCTTGATAATGAATTATAAAAGGCTCTCCTACTGTTGATGTCATTGTAAATGTTGGTAATCCAACAACTTGATCTTTAGGATCAATACTACCAATAGCAGAACTAAATGATACTCCTGTTAATCCCATTATCTGATCAGGAATATCTACAATCGTTCCTATAGAAGCACTCATAGATATACCAGTTGTTGGTATAACTACTGATCCTGTTCCTTCAACAAAACCTATAGCAGACGTGATTGATAATCCAGTTGGTGCTACTGCATCATTTGGTACAACTACTGATCCTTGTTGTGAAGTAACTGTAAATGTAGGTGCAAGAATTTCAACAGCATTAACTGCAACAGGAACATTTAAAGTTGAAGTAATTGATTGTCCTGTAACAGATACATCTTCATTAGGTGCAAATGCAGTTCCTTGTTGTGATGTAACAGTAAGTGTAGGTGCTCCAATAACTTGATCTTTTGGATCAATAACTCCAATAGCTGTTGTAGCTGATAAACCTGTAACACTTACTGGAGCATCAATAACAGGAATTGCATATCCTTGAATATCATTAATAGTAAAACCACTTGGCTCAACAGTTACACTTACAACATTTGAAATTGTTCCAAGTGTAGAACTAAATGATTGACCTGATGGAGTTACAGTTACACTGACTGCATTAGTAACCGAACCAATATTTGCTGTAAAAGATAAACCTGTTGGTTGAGCAACGGCGTCTGCTAATGAACCCCATTCATCTTCTCCCCAAGACTTTGCACCCCAACCTTGTTTTAAAGTTGTAGCTTCATTCCAATTAGCCTGTCCCCAGGTTAATCGGCCCCATCCAGAAGAAACGTCGGGCACTGGACCCTCCTTATGCTAATCTTATGATTGCGTTCGATGAATCGTTTGCAGGAAACTGTATTTCGAAAGTTCCGTTAGTTGCAGTTTTATCAGAACCAAAAGCGATAATACAAACAGCATCAGTTGTGCTTGAACCACCGTCTGTTGTAGTGTTATAAATCATTGCACCATTTGCAGTGAATGAAGCTGATGTCCATGAGATATCAGAAAAATCTGTAAACGCAGTTGTTGAAGTTAAACCAACTCCTGTGTTTGTTAATGCTTTACCACCAGCAGAGTATGCTGATCCAGATGTATTTGAAATTTCGTTTGAAGTTGAATAGTCAGTTGTTGCTGCACCTAAAGATGCTGAACTTGTAAATAA